CGGCGTGCGCCCGTTTTGTATCTTAAATTCTAATATCTTTGTATCTAAGTAAAGGGAGGAAATAAACATGGAAGTAATGTTAAGTGATGTGCAGGTGTCAAAAACTTTTAAAGTTGCAGACATTGAGTTTATCAAGTTTGCTCAAGAAGGTGACAGAGTAATTGCTGTTACCAAAGATTTACAGTTTAACTCATACTTCGGTAAAAATAACAATTTTTCAGAAAGTGATGTACTCAAGAAACTGCTGGATGAGATGCTTCCTAAAATTGAAGCTGCAATCGGCGCAGAGAACGTGCTTGAGTTTGAGACAGACCTCTTTTCTCTTGATGGCTCCCGTGAGTACGGTGTTATGAAGTCTAAGGTTGCATTACCTACTTTTGATTTCTACAGAAATAACAGGGAGATATTTAATAAGTACCCGGTTGATGGTTGGTGGTGGCTTACTACACCCGACAGCACACCTGAGTACAACTCTAGTGCCTGGGTTGTTTGCGTTTCGCCCGGCGGCGACATCAGCTACTACCGCAGTATCTACGGCAACTACGGCGTGCGCCCGTTTTATATCTTTAATTCTTCTATCTCTGTATCTTGTGAGGAGTAATAATGGCAAGTTCTGATATGAGGGTAATTGATAAAGCTCAGAGTCTCGCAGAGCATACCTTCAAATTAACCTCGAATTGTAACAGGTACCCTAAGAAGTACAGACATTCTCTCGTTGATAAAATACAGAACAGATGTATCGACATATACACAGAATTGCTTGAGGCAAACAGAATTGATAACACTGCCTATAAGCGGCAACGTTGTAACAAGATTACTCTTGCAATAGCTTATTGTGACGAGCTTTTGTTTTTCATAGAACTGTCAATGAGATTAGAAATTATAAATGCTGCTACGGTAGCAAATTGGTCCTCTATGGTAACAGACGTAAAGCACATGGCTTTAGCCTGGAGAACCAAAGAAAGTAAATAAACCCATAGGTTGTGCGTTGTATTTTTCTTTTTGCGTTTCGCCCTCCGGCAACATCAACTACAACAACAGTAACTACAACAACAACGGCGTGCGCCCGTATTGGTGGATAGTCAGACAGAGTAGGCAGTAAGCCGAAATCAGTACACCACTTCACCAAAAGAATGCACAACCTTTCCGTATGGATAAACAAAAAAGGAAGAATGCTTATGACCGAGTTCGAGAAAGTCGTTGATTTTAATAACATGTACCGGGCATACCGAAAAGCAAGAAGCGGAAAAGGCAGTAAAAGAAGTATTTCAAAATTCAGTGTTATGGCACTTGACGGAATAAACACTCTGATACAGCAGCTTAAGAATAAAACCTACACAATATCCGCCTATAGTGAATTCAAGGTATATGAGCCTAAGGAACGTGATATTAAAACGTGTTCTTTCAAGGACAAGGTCATACAGCACAGTTTATGTGACAATGTTATTATGCCCAGACTTAAGAATGTGTTTCTTTATGATAATTGTGCCGGACAAAAGAAAAAAGGCCCTTTGTTTGGTGCATTGCGATTTAAAAAGCAAATGGAAGCATTCTATAAAAAACACGGCTTTGACGGTTATATACTGAAGTGCGATATAACAAAGTATTTTTACAATATCGAGCATGGCAAAATGAAGGATATTGTGGAGTATTACTTTGGAGACGATAAAGACATTTGTTGGCTTTGTAATCTCTATATAGACAGTACCGAGGGGAAAGGACTTCCTCTGGGTAATCAGATTAACCAAGGGCTTGCACTGCTTTATTTAGATGGTATGGACAAGCTCATTAAGGGTGAGCTCGGCATTGAATATTTTGGCAGATACATGGACGACTTCTGCCTTATACATCAGAGCAAGGAGTACTTAAACTACTGTCTTGAGGTTATGAAGGCGTTTATTAAAACTCTTGGACTTACCTTTAACGGCAAGACTCAGATAGCACCCTTTAAAAACGGAGTAAATTATCTGGGGTTTCACCTTTATATGACCCCGAGCGGTTGCTGTATACAGAAGCTTAAGAATCAGAACAAGAGAAATGCTCAGAGAAAGTACCTGAAAATGGCTAAGCTTGTTGCCGAGGGTAAGTTGCCTATAGAGAAGTTCAACGATTCCTACAATGCATGGAAGAACCACATATCACACGGTAACTGCTATAACTTAGGCTTGGCTATGGATAGGAAAATAAATGAAATATTAGGGAGTGATACTGTTGATTTTAAACAAAGTATTAAGTTTTTGCAAAGCACAGAAGACCATACATCTGTATGAAAGTGAGGATTGCCAGTGGTTATCAGATGGATATGCGATTTATCCATTGCATGGTGTACCTCACTTTGATACCGAAACTATTTGTGCTACTTATGATATTGTAGGTAAGAAGAAAGAGAAAATATATGCTCGACATTTTTACGAGCTCCCGGCACGTCTTTCTTTTGAAAGCAGTGTAGAAAACGAAAGTGTTTGCGAGATTAACCCTATAAAGGTTTCCATCAACGGAGTTACTTATATACAGGTACTTACATCTGCGGGCTGCGAATTTATAGACGGCAAATATCTTACTCCGCTTTCCGATACAAACGAAGATATGCTGAGAATCTATGAAAGAGTGGCTGCTGACGGTACAACCTATTTTGCCGTAAAAGAAGGACTCATTCTTATTGCAATAATTATGCCTGCACTTCTGCTTAACGAGAAAACACTTGAAGAACTGAAAGCTTTTGTTACCAGATGTGAGGTTCACATGAAAAACCAGAGAGGTAAATATGAGTGAATTTCGAGAATATCATCCTATAAAAGAAGATGAGCGCTTCCGATTCGAAGATAAAGTTCAGTTAAAAAGATTATTGAAAACAAAGAAGTTAACTGAACGACAAAGAGAGGCTTTGAGAAGGCTTTTATTTGAATATGACTATGCGTGTGATTAAGGAGGAGTAACAATGATACACGAACTTAAAATAAAACCTGAGTATTTTGCTGATGTGGTTTCGGGTAAGAAAACATTTGAAGTAAGAAAAAGCGACAGACCTTTCAAGGTTGGTGATTTGCTTGCATTAAATGAATTTGAAAATCAAAGCTATACCGGTGCAAGCTGCTTGGTTTATATCGACTACATATTAAATAACAAAGAGATGTTAAAAGCTGATTACATTGTTATGTCGATTAAGCCTGTTATGATACGAAAAAGCGATTCGCCTTTTGATACGTGCTCATTAAAGCCCAACTACAGTGTACCTTTGGCTACTGAGAGGGATGGATGTAATGGTTAAAGAATCTACTGTGGAGCTTAGTCCCAGAGCTAAGCGATATCAAGAGCTGGACAGGCTTGCTTTTGAGTGGGGTCCTAATATGGATGATAAGAAGCTTTTCTCTCTTAAGTTTGAAGAAATGAGTTATGTGCTGGGTATGGCTCACTTATATATGCTTGCGAGGTTGGATGCGATATCACCTGAGCAGGGTGCACAGATTAAGCGTAGATACATATTGAGAGCAGAGCATATTCACAATAGCTTGGTGATAGCCAGGCATATGTACCAACGTCAACTTACAAACACTATTACCTATAGTAAAGATATGAATGATTTAGCAGAGCTTCTAAGGAGCGGTTCTCATGTGGCACTGCCAAAGGCACTTGAGATTATCGACAGTCTGAGCGGCTCTTATATATTCTCGGTTTTATATGACCACGCTATGAGAGATACAGACATAGATAGTTGTATTGATGAAGTTATCTATGATGAAGACAGCAGAGAGAGGCTTAAGGATGCTCTTTGCAGGTTTTTAGATGAATTGGAAAAGGAAACCTTGCCCTCTGTATTCTCAGAGCTTTCGCATGAGGATATAAAGCTTCTTGCTTCAAGGATTCCACCCAGAGAAATATATGATAGCAACATTCCCGAGGAACTTCTTCTGAAGCCTTAAAACAAAGAAAAACACACTCTCGAAAAAGCTCGGGAGTGTGTAGCCTTATATATAGGTATATGAAATTGAGAGCACCGAGCGGCTCTTTAAATGCCTGTTAAAGCAATTAAAGTTGTAACGAAATTTATAGTAGAAGGAGGTTAAGACTGTGCACTACTATGAGAGAACTATTACATCAGGTGACATGGTAGAGGTTGAGGTTTATAAGTCAATAAGAAAAAGAAATCTCAAAGGAGTTGGTCGGTCAGTCCGTCAGTCTGAAACCTCAGAGAAACAGAAGCAGGCAAATGAAATAAGAGCTGAGAAAAAAACACGCAGAGAAATTTTGAATAATTTTGTCCCCGGTGATATGTGGGTTACTCTGAAGTATCGTTACAACAATGAAGAAGACGAGTGCTTGCGAGACGTAAAAAACTATCTCAGGCGATTGAAATATTACTGCCAAACGAATGGATTGCCTGAGTTTAAATATAGAGGCAGGATTGAGCGTGGTGAGAGAGGAAAATGGCACGCTCATATCTGCATTAAGAAAATTGACTATGATGTGGTAACCAGCAATTGGGATAAAGGTAGCATATTTGTTGAGCCTATGTATATTGAAGGCAGATTTGAAAATCTTGCCAAGTACATACACAAGCATACCAAAGGCAAGAGCCATCAGATACGGAGTCGCAATCTTGTGCCTCCAAAGGAAAAGGTTAGAGAACTCGGCAAGAGAAAGATAAAGGAAATCGAAACAGGTGTAGTTCCTAAAGCTCCAAAAGGTTACTATCTTCACGAAGCAGAATATAGCTATAACGACCTGACAGGAACATCAGCTGTGTTTGTGTTCTTGCCATTAGTCCCCATAGATGTCGGGAAAATAAGAAAGTAAATATTTTTTAGTCAGACTGTTGAGTTTCCTCAGCGGTCAGCTTTGCAATGGATAAAGGAGGAAAGTATATGACAACAAGCGAACTTAAACAGCTCAGACACCTTAAACGTGAGATAGCAATGTGTGATAAAGAAATCACTCAGCTTAGAGAATTGGAGTGTGACCTTACTGAGACAAAAGAGCTTATAAGCTTAAAGACCGAGCGGATGCGGTTTTGTATAGAACAACTCACTAATCTTGAGCGATTTATATCCTCCATACCTGACAGTTATCTCAGACAAATGTTTGAGCTTAAGTATGCAGATGGTTTAAGCTGGACTCAGACAGCACATCGTTTAGGTTGCACAAGTGACTCTGTGCGGATGGCTTGTAGCAACTACCTCAAGACACAAAATTCATAATTTATAAAAGTCTTTCGTTTTTTTCGTTTTTGTTGATGTAACATTAAAGTGTAAAATAACAAGTTTTAGATTTTAATTTATCTAAAAGGCAAAAACAATGCTTTTCAAGAGATGTTCTCGATGTAATAAACGTATTCCTGCCGGTACTCAGTGCGATTGTAAGAGCCAAAGGCACAAGAAACTCAAGTCTGATGTCAAAGATGTTTCATTTTATGACACAGATGAGTGGAAAAAGCTTCGAAAACGTGCAAAAAGACACTTCTTTGGCTTAGATTTTTACGCGTTTTACGTGTATGGTCGAATAGAGTTCGGCAGAACCGCACACCACATTGTACCCATCGAAATGGACAGCAGCCGCAAGGCTGATTTTGACAACTTGATATACCTTTCCGAAAGCAGTCACAGAGAAATTCACTCTCTCTATAAGAGAGAGTGCGAAAAATATATTAAGCTGCTTTTTGAACTCAGAGAGCGATTTGAAAGAGAGTTTTACCCAGGGGGGTAGGGTCAAAATTTTTTGTCGCTCACTTCGTCATCGCGCCCCCAGTATTTCTTACGCAATTTTCCAAAAACAAAAAAGCAAAATAAGGAGAAAGAGAAAATGGGCCGTCCCCCCAAGCTCGTTGGAGACCAGACCGGACACTTAACTCAACAACAAATACAGGAAAAACAAGAGGCAGAAGCTGCAATTTCAATCGGCTTTTCTTACGCTAAAAAACCTCCAAAAAAATTGCTGGTGGATAGCGTAGCTGTGAAAGAATATAAGCGCATAGTCAAGCTTATCGAAGAACTTGAAATCCTTGTAATCTGTGATATGGATATAGCTAATATATGCGGCTATTGCAATGCGTATTCTATGTATTTCAAAGCAACGGCAGAACTTAGAGACCAAAAGCTCACCATTGAAAAAGCCCAGGGTCTCGCACCAAATCCGCTTATTGAAGTTCAACATAGATATGCTTCAGAAATGCGACGCTTCGGAGCACTCATCGGTGCCGATGTTTCTTCCAGATTAAAGCTTTCTATGGCTAAAGTCAAAACCAACGGCGACGGCATAAACGACCTATTTGGTGATATATGACAATTAAGCAAGAACTAATCAACTATGCAAACGACTGTCTGAGCGGCAAAATCACATCCTGTATCGCACACAAGTGGGCTTGCCAGCGTTTTTTAGACGATTTGAAGAAATCAGATGTCAGAAATACGTTGTCAGAGCCCTTTCCTTTTTACTGGGATGAAGCTGAAGCACAACGTATCGTTGATTGGTTCTCTTATCTCAAGCATCATAAAGGCAAGCTCGCAGGCCAGTTTATACAATTAACTGTTGACCAGAAGTTCTTTGTGTGCCAAATATACGGTTGGCGGCAGGACGGCACCGGGTATAAGCGTTTTACTCATACATTTCTTGAAGTTGCTCGAAAGAACGCAAAGTCTCAGCTTGAGGCTGGAATAGCACTTTATGAAATCGCTTACGAATCCACCAAGTGGGGCGAGATTTACGAGGCGTATTGTGCGGGTACCAAGCGAGAACAGAGTCAGATAGTATTCAAAGAAGCTGACAATATGCTTAAGGGTTCGCCTTTAAGAAAGAAATTTAATATAACCCGAAATGCAATCATTCACTTAAAGACCGGTAGTGCGTTGAAGCCTCTTTCAAAAGACGACGGTAAGAATGGCGACGGCTCTAACCCGGCACTGCTTATTCTTGATGAATACCATCAACACCCGAACACAGATTTCTACGACTTAGGCCTTGGCGGTAATACTCAGCAGGCACTGCTTATGATTATTACCACAGCAGGCAAAGACCTTAACTGTCCTTGTTATCAGCAGGAATATAAGTACGTAAAAAAACTGCTTAATCCTGATGTAACAAGTGTTATTAACGATAATTACCTTGCCGATGTCTTTGAATTAGACGAAGGCGACGATATACATAACCCCGAAAACTGGAAAAAAGCAAATCCTATACGTATGACCTACGAGGAAGGCAGGAAGAAAATTCAGGAAGCCTACGAAATTGCGTTGGTTGTTCCTGAAAAAATGATAGCTTTCCTTACAAAAATGCTCAATGTCTGGGTACAAGCAAAGAACAACGCCTATATGGATATGGCTAAATGGGAAACTTGTGTTGTAGAAGAGTGCCCCATTGATACCAGAGGAATGTCGGTTTACGTTGGATTTGATATGTCAGCGAAAATTGACCTTACCTCAGTTGCTTTTATTATCCCTGTACAGCTCGACGGCAAAGTAAAATACATAGTTTATTCCCATAGTTTTATACCTAATCGCGAAAAACTTATGGAAAGAGCACTTACCGATAAGGTTTCTTACGATGCGTGGGAGCGGAACGGCTTCATTACCGTTACCAACACGCCCATCGTTGACCAAACGGCAGTTATGAATTACGTTCTTGATTTCGTACAAAAACACGAGTGGAAAATCGAGTGCTTGTGCTTTGACCCGGCTAACGCCTCTAAACTTATGATGGAACTTGCCGAAGAGTACGTAGTGGAAGAAGTTTACCAAAGCCCTAAGTCATTAAATGAAGCTACGGCAGGATTCAGAGAGCAGGTTTACGACGGCAACGTTATTGTGCTTATGAACCCTGTACTTAATTTTGCTATGGCAAATGCCGTTACCAGAAGCTCTAACGGCTTAATTAAGATAGACAAAGATGCAGTTAAGCAGAAAATCGACCCTGTTGACGCTACTCTCTGTGCTTTTAAATTAGCATATTATCATGATTTTACTGATTCAGAGGCATTAGTAATGTCTTGGTTGGATTCATAGGAGGTGGAAAATTGAGCTTCAGAAGAAAATTAGCAGATTTTATTATGCCTAAAAATGAGGCGACTACATCAGAATCCAAGCAAGAAGCTCAATCGGGTTCCTCAAAAACTACTGAAAAAATCTCTTTAAACCCGACTGTTTCAGAGTTAAACTCTTTTTTTGGCATAAGCGATATTATAACTCCCGGGCCTGCGTTGTACTCAGCTACATATTATGCCTGTATGCTCATCCGCTGCAATGCTTTCGCAAAACTTCCCTTGAAGATTATGCAGGCACTACCTAAAGGCGGTGCAAGAATTTGCAGAGAGCACCCACTTTACGAAATGCTCACTCTCAGGCCAAACTCTTATATGTCAGCTTACGATTTTAAGTGGGCAACAAAATTTATGACCCTGCATTACGGTAATGGCTACTGGGTATATACTTTCGAACGCGGAAGGATAACAGGTTTATACTTGCTTGATTCCGAAAAAGTTCAAATCCTCGTGGATGACGCAGGAATTATAGGCAAAAAGAATGCTGTTTATTATTACTATTATGACAGCAAAGGTCAGCTCGTTGTATATCCTCACGATAAGGTAGTGCATTTCAAGTGCTTTCCTACTGATGGAATACACGGTATAGGTGTGCGGCATTTTATTGCTTCGAAAATTCACCAAGAGCAGTTGGGCGATTCAGTCGTCAACACAAGGTATGAAGGTGGATTACACGACCCTGTTGTGGTTCAGTACACAGGTGACCTCAGTAATCAGGCTCTTGTAAACAAGATTAACAAAAGATTCGCTCAGATTGGTGGAGTAAAGAACGCAGGCAAAGTTGTTCCTATTCCTGCAGAGTTTACGGTTTCACAGCTTGAAACAAGAATGGTAGATGCTCAGTTCTTCGAATTACGTGGACTCAACGTGATGGAAATAGCCAATGCTTTCGGTGTTAAAAGCTTCCAACTTAACAATATGGAAAAATCGACCTTTAACAACGTAGAGCAACAAAACAAATCTTTTTATACTGATACATTGATGCCTGACTTTGTTGCTACTGAGCAGGAAGTAGATTGGAAACTTTTGTTTTCTTTTGACCGAATGCAAGGTATATTTAGCCAATTTAATGCAGATGCAATACTCAGAGGCGATATAAAGAGCCGCTATGAAGCTTACAACATAGGAATCACAGGCGGATTTATTAAGCCTTCTGAAGTAAGAGAGATGGAAAATCGTCCTTTTGAAGAAGGTTCGGACAAGCTTATTTATGGCAACGGAGCGGCAGTTCCGATGTCTGATATAGGAATTCAGTATAAGTAAGGGGGTGTGAGTATGGTTTTAAACAAAGTTTTCAATTTCACTAAGGATAGCGAGAATAAAGGCTCGATGTCCTTAAAGGGTAACGAAAAGAAAGCAGAGCTTTATTTCTACGGAGATATTGTAAGTGATAACTGGAAAAATTATGGCTGGGCTTACGATGACGATAAATGTCCTAAAGATATCATTGACTTCTTTGCTGACCTTGAAGATACAGCAGAGCTTGATGTTTATATTAACTCAGGCGGCGGTATGGTTTATGCAGGTCTGGCAATTCATAACATCATCAAGCGTCATAGCGGTAAAGTAACAGTTCACGTAGATAGCTTGGCAGCTTCAATTGCGTCTATTATCGCTTTGAGCGGTAATGAGCTTGTTATCCCTGTGTCAGCACAGTTTATGATTCATAAGCCTACAGTTGGTGCTTGGGGTAATGCTGATGACCTTAGAAAAGAAGCTGACTATCTTGATACCTGCCAGGAAACACTGCTCGATATTTATATGGAGCACGTTAAACCCGGTGTTACAGCTGAAACCATCAACGAGATGATTAATGCTGAGACTTGGTTCACAGGTAAGAAGGCTGCCGAGTATTTTAATGTCACCGTTAACACATCCTCTGCACCTATGAATTGTGCAAAATCCTCTTATTTCAAGGATTACGCCAACACTCCCACCGAGGTTATCAATTCTGCTGATAGCATAGACAAAGCTAAAGAAAGATTCCAGTTTGAATTGGAACTTTATTCACAGTAATTTATTTAAGAAAGAAGGAAATATAATGACAAAACTTGAAGAACTTCAGGCAAAACTTGCAGCCAAGCGCAACGAAAGAGTTTCCCTTATGAATGAAGCTCAGACCCTTTTCGATGAAGGTAAGGTTGATGAAGCAAGAGCTAAGCTTGAAAAGCTCAAGAATGTGAGAGCAAGTATCGATGGACTCGAGGCACTTATCGAAGTTGAGTCTGCTTCTGCCACTCATGTTCCTGTGATTCCTGCTGTCTCTCCTGTGACCGATATTTCAAAATCGGCTATGTTTGTGAGAGCTTGTATCAAGAAATTCACAAAGAAAGATTTATCCGAGGCTGAAAATGCTCTTTTACTGCCCACTGCAGATAATCCTGTGGGTGAAAACGGTGAGAGCTACATTCTTCCCAAGGATATTTACACAAGAATCGTTAAGAAAATCCGCTCCTTTAAGTCCATTCGTAACGATATCGGCTACCTCAAGGTAGGTGCACTCTCCGGTACCATCCCTACTGATGATATCGACGGCCTTCAGGAACTCTCAGATTTTACTGATGGCAACGAGCTGAAGGATGATACCGACATTTCTCTCGGCGGCATTAACTATTCTCTTGTAGAAAAGGCAGGTTTTATCGCGTTAAGTAACACTCTCTTAGCTCTTGCTGATGAGGATTTGCTTGAATATGTTGTTGAGATTTTTGCAAAGCGTGCGGTTATCACTGAGAACAACATGGCTTTTAAAGCTATGGCAAAAGATAAGGTAGCCAAGTCTATTTCTGCACATACAGACCTTACTGGCTCTATCATCGAGGATATTGACCCTGCTTTTGAGGATATGGTTGTAGTGCTTACCAACCAGAGCGGATTCAAGTGGATGGATTCTCAGAGATATGAGGATGGTACAAAAGTGCTTCACAAAGACCCGGTGACAGGCAAGTGGATGTTCGGCGATTACGAAGTCAGCAAGTATCCCAACAGACTTCTCAAAAATAATTCCAACGGCACAGTACCTGTGTTTTATGGTGCACTTTCTGAAGGTGTTAAGCTTCTTGACCTCGGTAAGGTAAGTTTTGCTGCTTCCGCTGATGCTGGTTTTACTCGCAATGCTACTTTAGCTCGTATTATCGAGTTTGTTGATGTTCAGCAGTTTGACGGCTCTGATGCTTGCTATTGCTACGGTGAGATTACTCTTACGGATGCAACTGCTGTTGTTGAAGACGACACAGAGGGTACAGACGGCTAAGAACATAAGGGGGTATAAAAATGACCCTTGAACGTATCAAAAACTTCCTTAAAGTGGATTT